GTTTTTCCTCCTTGTGTTCTTCACGGGTTTCGCCGGCGCCATCAGCGACGGCCTGTTCAGCAGCGGCCTTTTCGGCAGCTGCGGCTTTGCGGGCTTCAAGCTCCGCCTTGATTGCCTCGAGCTCGTTCGCCCGGGCTTCGATTTCTTCCGTGGACAGTTCCTCCTGGTTCTCGGCAGCGATCTCCGCCTGACGGGTCTCCATCTGCTCCACGGTCATTTCGGTCAGATTCACTTTTCCATGACCTCCTTGATAAGTTTGTTGAGCTTTTCCAGAGCCGCCGTCCGGCGATCCAGCTCAGCTTGTGCGGCTTCCGCCGCTTTCTTTTCGGCCTCTTCGGCCTCCCGCTTCTCTGCCTGCTGCTTCCTCGCACTCTCCAGTGAGGCTTTGGCGCTGTCCAGCGCATCGCCTTCGGAAGCGACCTGAATTGATGTCTGCGGGTATGCAGGGAACGCGACAGCGCTTACCTCCAGAACCCGGGAGATGTGCTCCACTGTCCGCTTCGGGTAATCGCTCTCGATGTCTTCCCAGCTATCCTTATCCACGCCAAACATGAACGACATACCGGTCATGTCGCCCCGCTTGACAGCGGAGTAAAGGGCTCTTGCCTCCGCGTTGTTCTCGGTGTCGAGATCTACGCGGATGTCCATGCCTTCATCCGTTACGGTCAGCTGCATGGTGCTGTTCTCGTTGTTGTTCCGGCTCCTGGCCAGCGGGATCATGCTCGTGTTGTGTCCCACCAGGAAGCGGACGTCCTTCAGGTCTGTCCCGTCCAGGGCGCCGCGGGCGATCTTCTCCGCGAACCAGCCCAGGTCGGTTTCCTTCTCGAACACAATCGGCGTGCCGGTGATGAACGTGCCGTGCTGTTCGTTTTCCTCCGCCCGAACCTCGAAATTAAAAGACCGGGTCTCTTTACTCATTTCCATCAGTAGTCCCTCCGTTCTGATCATCTGCCGGTTCCTTATCCTCCGGCGGGTCGGTGATGTCGTAATACTCGCCGCGGGCCGGGATCTGACTCCCGTAGGGCTCCGGCAGCGGCGCCAGGTTCAGGATCTCCCGCAGCTCGTTCCGGGTGGCAAGGCCACGGTCCGCCAGCTGGGATACCGCCGTCATCTTGTCGGCATTGCTCATGTACTGCAGCCGGTTCGACGTAAAGAAAATCCGGTTGCCGAACTCCCGCTCGCGCTCCGAATAGAACATCCGGGTCATCACGTCCGACAGCTGGATCGCCAGCCATTCGACCGCGCCCTCATAGAAGGCCAGCCACTCATCACCGAACGCGCTGTTCTGGACGATCTTTTCGTTCACGGCGAAGTAATCGAACACATTGTCCTTGATCAGCTTCTGCTGGTCCGGATCCACCTTGTACGCTTCCTGTTTCACCTGCTGCACATTCGTGTAGGTGTTCGGGAACAGCACCAGGCCGCCGGATGTCTTCTTGTTCTGGAACGTGAACTTGTTGAACCGCTCCATCTCCGAAGCCAGGTCTTCATCCGTCGCCCAGTTGTCGCTCTGTGCGCTCCACCTGTACGTGGCGCTGTTCTTGATGCCTTCAATGATGCCCTGACGCTGCATCTCGATCAGATCAAGCGTGGCCTTCATGGCGTCATTGCTGTCGCCGAACAGGTCGCTCTTGTACTGGTACCGCGTCAGGATCCCGACCTCGAACAGGCTGCAGGCGATCCGCTTGTTGTTCGGCAGCCAGAAGCGGATATAGGGCGTCCCGTTGTACTCCACGAGCTCCCACCGGTCAGGCAGGATCGGCGTCACGCCGTTCGGCTCCCCGTACTCGCCCCGCGTCGGCACAAGAAAAGCCGTGTTCCTCGCGTAGAGAATCACGGCTGTCCGATACTGAAACTGTGACCAGGTCTGGTACGGGTTCGGCTGAATCTTCAGCCGGTTCTGCAGGTTCGGCTTCGCGCTGCCCTGGATATTGATCTGCAGCTTTGCCGCGTGCCGCCCATGAGCGTCCAGCGCGGCCCTGATCAGGTCGCTCTCGAAGATGGACCCGTTCCAGGTGTGGAACGCCGGGGTGTACCCGTCCAGCAGCTGGAAGGTGTGCTGAGCCTTCACCGCTGCCGGCTGTTCCTTCTTACCGAATAGTTTTTCAATCAGTCCCAACAATATCACCCCGCGTTCATTAACCGCCGGCCCATCTCGGCCCAGTGGTTCGCCCTCATGCACATCGCATCCAGGATGGCGGCCACCCCGTCAACGTGTGCATTCTTGCTAAGTTTTACCAGTTTCTTCCGCGGATGCGCGGAAGTGCCGGTCTCGATCTGCTGCGCCGCGTCCATCATGTGAATCTTCAGCAGGTCGTTATCATCCATGTCCCGGATCCTGCCTTCCCGCAGCATCCCCTCGAAAGTATCCTCAATCCCCGTCAGGTTCCATCCCTGGAAAACGCTCTCCATGTGGAAAGATGCCTTTTCCAGTTCCTGGACAAGGTACTGGGCGCTGTACCGGTCGTAACCGATCTGCAGCGGGAATATCTTGTATTCCTTCACAAGCCGGACAAACCAGTTATAGACATCGTGGTAATCGATGAACTCATCCCCTGACAGCGACAGAAACCCTCGTTCAATCATCAGCTGATAGGGAATACCGTCCCGCTGTGTCGCCTCCGCCAGCCGTTCACCCGGTAACCAGAAATGAGAATGCGTCCAGATGATCCCGTCCTTCTCTGTAAGGATTGTTGCGCTACAGAGATCGACCGTCTGGCTGAGGTCGATGCCGCCCAGGCAGTAATGGTTTTTCAGATCCTCGAGCGCCAGCTTATACCCGAACATCTTCCGGACATCCTCCGCCCGGAACCAGGCTGTCGAGGCATTCTGCTTGATGCAGGCCATCTTCATCATGAACTCTATTTTGTCTGCTGTGGATTGTTCCGCCTTCGCGATCTCCTCCAGGATGTAATCCCTTTTGACAGACACGCCCATGTTTGGGATGCTCTTCTGCAGCTCGTTCAGATCGTTCCATTTCTCCACGTTATCGATCTGATATATAAAAGGCAGCAGCCGTTTTTCACGACTGTTGCCTTGGAGAAAACTTGTTGCACGTTTAAATAGTTCATCGTAGATTCCGCCGGGGACGTGGTTCGCCGTCGTGATGCTGAAGATCATCGGTTGTTCCCTGGAGCCGAGCGCGGACGTCATAACGGTATACTGCCGGATGCCGTTCTCGCCGACCCACGCGGCAATCTCATCGCAGACTGTCAGGTGCGGGTTGAAACCATCGCTTTTCTTCTCTGAAAACGGCACCTTTTTGATGGACGTGTTTGTGCTTTCAATGTAAATGTCCATCTTGCGCTTCTTGGTGATCTTCATCAGATCCGGTTCGGCGCTCACGCTCTGCCAGAAGTCGTTAAACACGATATCCGCCTGGTCGAGTTTCGGAGCCAGGAAATAGCAATCCGCTCCTGGCTCGCCGTCAGCATAGGCCATATACTCCGCGATCCCGGAGGCCAGCAGGCTCTTTCCGTTCTTCCGGCCCATGACAACCAGCACTTCCCGGTATATCCGAACGCCGTTCTCATCCACCAGGCCAAACGCACAGCTCAGGAGCGCCTTCTGCCAGATCTCGAGCTTTACCAGCTGAGGCGCCAGCTTGCCCTTCGAGTGATGCGTGAACTTCTCAAAGAACGAAATAACCTTGTTGGCTTTCTTCTGGTCGAACAAATAGACCTTGTTCTCCAAATCCTGAATGATTTTCTCATACAGCAGCTGGATCCATTTTCCGACCGTGACGCTCCCGTCTTTAATCTGCTGATAATACCGCTGAATCCAATTAACATTATCCATTCAGGAACTCACTCAGCTTATCGCCAACAGGCGCGGTCGTTCCCAGTCTCTGAATGATGTCAAGCATCAAACTCAGCGTTTTGTTTGCTGTGTCGATGTATTTCGGCAGCTGCACCGTCAACGGGTTGACATCTGAGTTCACATCGCCCTTGACGTTCGTGTGTTCGATCATGAGGCCGTCTTTTTCGATCTGCTGCCGCATCTTCTCGATCATTTCGACCTGCACGGAGTAGCGCTCAGCCGCGGAAACAAAAATCGCGTTGGTATCTACGCCATAGTCTTTTGCAAGTTTCATGATCTCGGTATATCCCAGGCGTTTCTTAGCCAATCTTGCGCCCTCCTCTCTGAAAAAACTGAAATCTTTTGCCCTTAGAGGCATGGAAAGAGG